CAAGCACATCAGCCTTCCGCGAGCGAGTTGCATCAAAGGCCGCAGCAACATTCGGCCAGTGAGCAACAAGCTCGCGTACGAGCTGATTCGAGACTCTATCGGAGGCTTCGCTCAAATCGAGCGTAGCGAGTTCCCCATACAGGGAACCCTCCAAGGCCATTCGCCGGTTAGGCTCCTGGTCTTGAAATCCGATAAGCCATCTGAGAGGGTTGTCAGGCCCTTCCAGATGGCCCACGAGCGATTCGAGAACGCCCTGCTGTGCATATTGCATACACAGCGGTTCGATCGCGATCACTCGAGGTGCCTTGAGCGTCTTAGGAACAGTAACGACCCTCACGGGAAGTTCTGCTCCGGGTTCGAGGAGTTCCACCTGATCCAGCTGATGATAATAGCTGGATGACGGAAACAGGTAATCCAAGGATGGAAACACCTGTTCCAGCCGCTCAGTCCACAAGGACTGTCGGTACTTGTCGTTTCCGACAGTACCTTCAGCAGTTGTGCCTGGGCCGTGCTTCGGGACGATGCGACCGTAGAAGATGTCTTCATCTACGCGTTGCAACACGTCGCCCCAGAGCAGCGTAGCAATACGCTTGAAGCGAGAAATATCCGCTTCAGTTCGCATTGCATCCGCCTGGCGGACCTCCTGCTCACACTTGAGGAACTGCCGCAGAGTGTAGTCGTTTCGACTTTTGGTCGTCTCGGCTGCCATCTTGCCCCACATCAGAGTGATCTGACGTATGGCTTGAATGGCGTCTGCGGATGGTTCATCAAGCAACTGTCCAGAGTCCGAATCGAACACGAAACAGAGGAAACCCTCCAATAGGGCAGGGAGACCGCGATGAGTTCGACTCCGTGAGGAGATCGAAAACATCTTACTGTCGACGAACCCTTGGTCAAGGCTTTTTTCGAAGCCCTTTCCATAGTTCGGCAGGGCAATCGTCAGAAACGATTGCCCCTCGTGTTCAACTCTGGCCTTGATCCTTTTGAGATCAAGGTCGGTGCTGACGCCACACCAGGTTCCCCTGTCAAGGAGAACCTCCTGCAAGAGGCACATGATCCTTTTCATGGCCCCCCTTCCTAATAGAAGAGGTAGGCTATGACCTGTCACATGTGTCAGGATCCAATGGTTGGTCACGGATAGGGTATCGACCCCTCCACGCAGCCATCAGATCGACAAGAGTCAACACGATAAATGACCCTGTTATCTCTAACAAGGCCACGAAGGCGAGGAACCACTTCACAGTGATTCCCCGCCAATCGTGTTAGCTCTCGCCACCAAGCAACTTGGTGACATTGGCGCCGGAAGACGCAGTCAGCCACGCGCTAAGCGCGTCGATGATCTGCTTCTGCTCCGTAACCGTGAACCCGAC